AAAAGCAATTCCCCTCACCACATTGTTGTCACTTGAAACTCCTTTAATTTTTAACCAACGAATCAGACCTTGAATATATTTTGAATTTTGAGCTCCTGTTCTTTGACTTGGATTAAACGGAATGTCAGCTCCTTTGACTCCATACTCAACAACGTCCCAATAATCAAGACCCATTAATGAAACAACCAATCCAAATTCAGATGGTTGTTGAACATTTGCCTTGAATGAATTTATTAAATTTCCCGAAGCATTACGTTTCAACCTGATTAATTCTGTTCCCCACAAAATTAATATATTGTCAGCGATTTCGTTTATTAATTTAGTGTCAAGCATGTGCGATAATATTGTAAGTTTAAATTGACTTGAATCATAAACAACGCGTCATTTGCAGCGTCTTTTGTTCTTGTTATTGATAACGTTGGACTTGCTAACCAACAAACATTTGAACCCAACGTGTTCAAAAGATTTTCCAACCAAACATAAAAACATGACTCCAAATCGTCCCATAATGTTGTGATATATTTTGACGGCTGTCCATACGCTTTTGATGGTGCATATTGATAAATTTGTAAAGTGAAAGACGATGTTTGGATTCCATAATTCCTTGTTAAATCACCCGTGTCCATTGATGAGGTTGGTGGGTTGACTATCATTAACGGCAGTGTTTTGTTATGAATCTCATTCACTTCACTTGACCAACCAAAATGAAACCCATTGTTTGTTGTTTGTCTTGCTTCGTCACACTTGAAAGACGTCCATTGAGTTTCCATTTCGGAAACGATTGATTGTAATGTTGAAATGTTATTTGCCATTTTATTTTCTTTTTGTGTTACGTTTCATTTTTGCTTCGTTTTCAATTGATTCCCTCACCGCGTTTTCATATTCATTTGAAGCTGTTTTCCAACTTAAATAAGTAAACACCTCCCAAACATTTTGATTCCTCACGGAATTAATTGCATTCATTGGAGGTTCTGTGAACAATCCTGACTTTGCCACATCATACAATGTATTTAACCAACCATAACCACTCATGATTTCCCAATTTGCTGTTGCGTGTCTGTCACTGATTCTTTCTCCTCCTTTGAAAATGTTCTCAAACTTTCCCGTAATTTCGCGTTCAGATTTGTCAAAAAAAAAACAAAGTCCCAAACAATATTCATTGGTAAATCTTGAAACACTTTTGAACGTTTTAAAACTCGTTTCTCATCATAACCATTTTCTTGTTCTTTTGTTTTACAAAGAATCGCCATTTGTTCAGGTAAAACGGCAAACCTCAACCCCTCTTTTTTATTCATTAACATATTCAATTGAGCGGCTTCAATATAATCACCAAACGTTGTTTCTTTAAAATCTATTGTTGGGAAATAATAAGTTTCATTTTTAAAATTAAAAGATGTTTTGATTTCTCTTGTCTCCATTGTTGATTCCTCTGCGTTTAAAAATTTCAACATGTAATCAAGACATTTTTCAATTTGAACTGATGGACATTTCTCAATTGTTGCCACATCACTATTTGTTAAAAAAGCAAAACACTCAACGTTTGCTCGTATCGCGTTGAATTCGTTTTCCTCTTTTGTTTTCTCTTTCATTTGTTCAGGAGTCACTTCATATTTCTGCAATATACTCACAATTTTTGCATATTGTTTGATTGTGATTTCTGACCATTCATTTGGCAAATCCAATTTGTTTTTTCCGACTTTTAAATTAATCATTCTTTTTTAGTTTGTTTTTTAATTTTGTTTTTTTTCTTTCCATTATTGATTGGTGGTCATACAACATCGCGTCAAGATTTAAAATGGTTGCTGACATGTCAGCGTATAATTGTTTAATGTCCTCATTAATATCCGTGATGTTGTGTGTGTTCTTTAAAGCTGTTGCAAATCCTATTGAACCAAACAATAAAAAATTCGGAAGCATAAAAACCCATTCCGTGTAATTAATCGGTGAATCATTTTCAATGTCTTGACCAAGCTCGTTGTGTAATCTTATACACTCCGATTTTAATGGTTGAAACATTTTCCATTTTTCAGGTTCTGCGTCCTCTGTTATATTATAAATAAATTCGTCAATCATTCCAAAATAATTTTCAATAATTTCTTTGTGTTCCGAATTCAATGTTTTAAATTTTTTTCCCATAACTTCACAAAACTAATATAAATTTGTTTTACGGCTTCGCACTTTCTTTCGCAACTATTTAAAAAAGACAATTTGAGATTTTCTCAATTCAAAAAATTCTCTCATTATTATCGCGTCCGACAAGTCAGGTGAACGACCCAACATGGATTTGATTTGGTCTTTTGGTGTGATTGATAATTTGTTTTCCTTGTCAATATCATATTGTTTGCAGATTTCAAATTCTGTGATTATATTTTGTTTCATAACAGGGTCAACACAATTAATAAAGACCTCACCTTTTTTCACACGTTCTGCAAACTTATAATAACATTGTGATTTTAAGTTTTTATAATTCTCACCTTTCAAAGCTCTTGAATTATTTATAAAAGATTTAACACCTTTTAAAATGTCAGGAATTGCACCTCCGACGCCATCACTATCAACAATGATGTTTGAACGTGAAACCATGTTGTCATTCGCAATCCTTTGAACGTTATCAGCTAATTCAGTTAATGTGTTTTTGTCCCATGTAAATATTTGTTCACATCTGAATCCATTCCACACACACACGACACTTTGGTCACGTCCAAATCTTGCAACATCAACCGACATGAATTTTTGTCCTTTCATAACAAAATCATTTGTGAACATATCGTTTAATGAATCAACATGAAACAATCTTGTTGCGTCATCACTAAATTCCCAATCACCATAAAGCAAACGGCGTTGTGTCAACATATCTGTTTGTTTTAATTGTTCAATATAATGTTTTGAAATATTCGGATTGTCCGTCACTAAAGATTGAATAAACTTTTGATTCGCAGGGAGTGTTTTTGATTTGTGTTTCTTATAAAATTGTGTGTAAATCCAACCAACGGACGGATTGCAAGTCATGAGAACTTTTGGAATAATATTGTGTTCGTCTAATCTGTAACGAATCCGTGATTGTAAAATGTTATATGCAATCGGTGTTATTTCTGCACACTCATCAATGAAACAACCCGAAATTTCTAATGAACCAAGTCCGTCAAAATGTGGGTCACTCGGCATTCTGAAAAGGTCTTTCAATAGAACTTCGGATTCTGAATAATGCAATGTGATTAATGATTTGGTTTCGTTATAAGTGTAATCAACTTGAGCTTTCAATCCTTGCATATTACACACCTCAAAAAACGATTGGAGTGTTGTTTCTTTCAAAGTTTTTAAACGTGAACGTCCAATGACCCAACGTGTCTTTCTATATTTTAAAGCTGATTTGAGAATCCAATAAACACCCAACATTGATTTTCCTCCTCCCGCTCCACCTCCATAAAGCAAAACATTTGTGGTCTTGTCCTCTAAAATGTCAATCGCTTGAGTTTGTTTCTTGGATAGCTTCATTGTCGTATGATTTTGTTTCTTTCCAAATTAATGGTGTTCCGTTTGAACCTGTTAATTCTTGTCTTTCAACATAACCACGTTTTTTGCCTTTTGTTTTTAAGTAAAACAATATTGTTGGGACATTCCCCTCTTTGATTAATTTCCACATTTCCGCCTCACAAATATCCAACGCAGCTTCTTGAATATCGTCAACCGATTTTCTAAAGTCCGCGTCGTCTTGATAGTATCTGTAATATGTTGAACGATTACAACCCGCAAAATGACAAGCCAATGTGATGTTTCCCATGTTTTGTTCCAAGTGTTTCAACAATACGTCCTTTGTGATTTTTGTTCTTGGTTGTTCCTTTTTTATAGGTGCCGTTTTTCGCTTCATTTTTTTGGTTAGATTATTTGACATGATTTATTTTTTCACAAAAGTAATTAAAAATAAAACCATTCTTTTATAACATGAAAATTGTTTTTAACATTACATTGTGAAACCACCCAAACTTGCAATTGGAACGTTCAAAGCTTCAATGATTGCAAATTCAAATATTTTGGATTTATTATCATAACCAATTACATCACCCCAATTTTCACACAACAATTCCCAAGCTTCAAATGTTTCCTCACTAACTTTTAATGTGATTACTTTGTCATAAACTTGTGGAATGTCTTTTGTTTTTTCTTTGTCCTCAATTGGATTTGTTTTTAATCTGTCGTAATCAAACGGCAAATTTCTGTATTGGTCATAATAGTGGTGTGAATGTTTTGTCATTTGGCAATTATACAAAAAAGAAAGACAATGTCCTCGTAATATCAGGAACATTGCCTTTCACCAAAAAAACCAAAATGAGGAACAACCCTCACAATGGAAACAAACTCATCAAAGAAACGAGTTATTCTTTTTTATCTTTCGCAATTTGTGGATTTTTATTTGCTTCAGCTTCCAATTCTTTTTGTCTTTGTTCTGTTAACTCTTGGAGCTTTTTATTTCTTTCCTCCATTTTTTTAATGAGTGTTTCCAATCTTGCTAATTCTATTTCAATAAATGTGATTCCAACATTGTCCTCACCATGTTTTTTAATGTAGGTTTCCAACATGTTATAACACCCCTCTTTTTGTTCTGCGTTTTTACATGACCAAATGGATTTGCATATTGCAAGACATTCGTCTTTTGCTGACATTAATTCTTTAATTTCTGACATAATTTTTAGTTTTATTTATTTATTATATGTTTATTTTTATCTATGGTTGAATGAATAAGCCTTGAATATAACGCTTTCAAATGTTTTATGCGTGCGGCTGAGTTACTAAAAAAAAACTCTTGGTCTATTAAACTCGTTAAAGTATCAATTTGTTTTTCTGTTAGTGTGACTTTATGTCTTTTATTATTCATTTTTTTACTTGGTTATTAATTTCCTCAACTTGTTTTTTATATTCAGGTTCAAAAGCTTTCATTTTAGCTTTGTAAGTAGATAACAACATCAAGCTTGGTTCACCTTTGGTTAATCTTGTTTTCATTTTATCATTCATTTTTTCGGTCGCTTCTTTTTTATCATAAGCCATTATAATAAAATCGTCACAATCCCAATCACCATAATGTGCAATCCAACCATAATATTGACAAATGTATTTTTTTAATTTTCTTTTTTTAAATAAATGTTCCATGAATTGTTTTCTCTTTAAAATTAATTTGAACGTTCCCCAATTTATATTGTCCATTGAATTCGTCAGGTTCTTGAGATTCAATTTCAAACTCTGACAAATCCAACGTCAAGTAATGGTCAGAAAACTCGTCTTGATTCTCATCATGAATTGAAATGAAACATTCAACGTCTTTGACCTCTGTGAGATACGCAGACAACGTTTTAACCCCCCAACTCCTCATTTCAATGGTAAACACCCATTCAACCTTTAAAGTCACGGAAATCGTCTCTAATGTGTTATTGTCGTTTATTTCAATATTGAGTTTTTCTTTTATTAACTCAATCATGAATTCATTTTCTTCATACAAATCAACCTCAAATGAATTGACGTCCGTGTAATTACTAACCACAAAAATTTCTGATGTCATATCTTTATTGCTTTTATTTGGTTAATATTATCAAAGAACACTTGACAAATTTCATAATCGTCCCATTCGTCATTTCTTTCATCTGCGTGTAATTCCATAATGTTTAAATTTCCCGCCGAAATAACGTCACACGGATTCCCGTTTGAAAAACTTGGCAAAACATATTTGTGTTTGTTGAATAATTCGGTCGGCAATATCAAATCAACTTCTTTATCAATTCCAAATTCGCTCCAATCTTGATAAACAATGTAACCCTCACAATCTGAAATTTCCCAAGCGTAATTTTTTGAATTCAAATGTTCCATTAATTGGACGTGTTTTATTTTTATTTCTGTCATGATTAATAAACTTTATATATTTCATTAAACTTAGTTAATGCGTCATGTAACAACCAAACTTGTTTTTGAATCAATATATCAGCGTTTGTCATGTTTCTTGAATTTCTTTGCTCTGATTTCAAAGTCCAATATTTTAAAGATGTTCTCACATTCCATTCGTTCTCTATTTGAAACACTTTGTGATAATCACCCGAACTCCATTTCACCATTGGTTTGTCTTTTAATTTGTCACAAAGATTCACAACCCATTCTCCTGATTTGTCATAATGTTCCAAATCCTTGCACGTGTCCCCGTGTTTAACAATTTGATTCATGCATTCTTTCACATCGTCTGCAAGGTTTTGTTGGTCAGGATTCACAAATTCCTCACCCTTGTTGACGATTGCTTGCATATCAAATTCAATTTCCTCTTGAATCGCCAAACCTTTCATTAAATAAAGTTTGTTTAATAAATCGTTTCTGTTTTTTTGTTGTTCCTCAACTAAATTTTCTGTTGCAACTTTTTGATTGTTGACCGCGTCAATTAAATCCTGAATGTTTCTCTTTGATAATTTTTCCATTTTGTTTTTTATTTTTTTGGTTTTAATTCGTTTAATTATTTTTGTGTGAAGTATTTTATTATATACCAACATTCACCATCTGTATTGATGTTTATACTTCCTTTAAATGTTGGTTTACTATAAGAAATACCTTTAGTTAAAGAATATCCGTTTTCCTTTAATTCTTTTTTATTTTGC